CCCGCCCCTACAACGGGAACCGCTGTCGTGACTCCCGTCGCCGTGGCCGCGCCCCGGGAGTTCGCCAAGACCACCATCACCTCCTTCGGCTACGTGCTCCACCAGATCTGCCACGGCCGGCGCCACTTCATCATCATCGCCTCCGACACCGAGGACCTGGCCAGCGACCTCACCGGCTATATCTATCTGGAACTGCTCTACAATGAGAGGATTAAATGCGATTTCGGGGAGCTGGTGCGGAACAACTGGGCGGTGGATGATTTTGTCACCCTGAACGACGTCCGGCTCAAGGCCCGGGGCCGGGGCCAGCGCCTGCGCGGCCTCAAGCACAAGCAGCACCGCCCCGACCTGATCATCCTGGACGACGTGGAGAACGACCAGCAGGCCCGCTCGCCGGACCTGGTGCGCAAATTGCTCTCCTGGATCACCGGCGCCATCTATCCCTCCATCGACGCCGGCGGCAACCTCTTCTGGATCGGCACCATCTTGGCCCGCAAGAGCGCGCTCTACACCGCCATCCATTCCGAGGAGGAGCCCTGGAAGCACTGGACCAGGCGCATTTACCGCGCCCTCAATGAAGCAAGCAGTGAGCAGGAAGCAGCAGTAAGCAGTAACTGCTCACAGCTCACTGCTCACGGCTCACTTGCCTCTCTGTGGCCGGCGCGCCACCCGGTGGCCACGCTCCTGGAGCAAAAACGCCTCATGGGGTCGCTGGCCTTCAACCGGGAGAAGCAGAATAACCCCCTGGATGAAGAAGGGGTCTTCCAGGAGGCCTGGTTCCGGTTCTATTACCCCGCGGACCTCACCGGCAAGGACCTGATCGTGGCCGGCTATTTCGACCCGGCCCTGGCCATCGGCGCCAGCGCCGACTACAAGGCGATTATCACCGTGGGCCTGGACCGGAAAGAGATGATCTTCTACGTCCTGGACGCCTACATCCGCCGGGGCAGTCTCGACGAGGCCCTGCGCGCCGCCTTCATCCGCCACGAGCAATGGTATTACTGGCGCTTCGGGGTGGAGGATGTTCTTTTCCAGAGGCTGCTGATCAACGAATTTCAACGGCTGGAAAAGGAGAGGAAGGTAATCCTGCCACTCCAGCCGGTAGCCGTCAAGCTCTCCAAAGAGGTCCGGATCTCCCGGCTGAGCCCTTTAGTGGAGCGGGGGCAGATCCGCTTTTGTAAGGGACAGGGCAACCAGGATTTGCTCCTGGAGCAGCTCCTCTATTTCCCGGCCAGCACGGTGCACGACGACGGCCCCGACGCCCTGGAAGGCGCGGTGGGGCTCCTGGAGGGCGCCCCCGGCATGGGAATCTTCGATTATTACAAAGGGGAATTCGACAACATGGCGGCTGAAGAAAGGCGGTTGCACGGCTGAGAATATTAAGGAGGGGTAAAAGGGTATAAGAGTAAGGGGGTAAGAGGGTAAAAGGGTAAAGGGATAAAAGGTTTTGCTTTTCCTTTTCCCCATTTTCCCTTTTCCCCTTTTCCCCCAGAAGCATTTTCCCTCTTCCCCTTTTCCCCCTTGGTTAATGGTCACTGATCACTGGTAACTGGTAACTAAACAATGGCAGCCGACCCTAAACACATACCCCTGACCCCGGAGATCATCAGCGCCGCCCAATGGGCCGCGGGGCGCCGTTTCACGCCCACCGGCACGGGCAGCGCGCCGGGGCAGCCGGACCCGAGCAAAGACTTCTTCGGTCCCGGCTGGCCGCTGCCCCCTCTGGCGCCGCCTGAAGCCGCGGGCCGCCAGTTCGACTACCCGGTGGGCTACAACCTGCTGGTCACCCCCCGGGGCGACCTGCCGATTTCCTTCCTGGACCTTAGGAACCTGGCCCAAAACTGCGACCTGGTGCGCCTGGTGATCGAAACCCGCAAGGATCAGATCGCCAAGATGAACTGGTCCTTCTCCCCCCTGGACCCCAGCGGCGCCAAGCTGAAAGCCAAAAAGGACGCCTCGGCCGAATCCCTGCGCCAGGCCAAAGAGGCCACCGCCCTGATGAAGCGCCCCGACAGGATGCACTCCTTCAACGCCTGGATGCGGATGCTCCTGGAAGACATGCTGGTGATCGACGCGGCCACCATCTACCCGAGGCGGACCAAAGGCGGCGGCCTCTATAGCCTGGAGGTGGTGGACGGCGCCACCATCCGCCCGGTCATCGACGAATGGGGGCGCAGCCCGCTGCCCCCGGACCCGGCCTACCAGCAGATCATCAAGGGCCTGCCGGCCACCGACTACACCCGGGAGGAGCTGCTCTATTACCCCCGCAACCTTTTATCCTGGCGCCTCTACGGTTTCTCGCCGGTGGAGCAGGTAATCATCATCACCAACATCATCCTGCGGCGCCAGATGCACCTCCTGCAATTCTACACCGAAGGCAACCTGCCCGACGCCCTTTTAGAAGTGCCGGAAAACTGGTCCACCGCCCAGATCGCCGAGTTCCAGCAATACTGGGATGCCCTGCACGCGGGCAATACCGCCCAGCGGCGCCGGGGCAAATGGGTGCCCCACGGCATGACCCCGCACCTGATGAAGGAGGGGGACCTGAGCTCCCCCATTGATGAATGGTTCGCCCGGGTGGTGTGCTACGCCTTCTCGGTGTCGGCTCAACCGTTCGTCTCGAAGATGAACCGGGCCACCGCGACGACCGCCCAGGAGGCGGCGCTCTCCGAGGGCCTGGCGCCCCTGATGGAATGGATGGCGGACTTCATCAACTACGCCCTGCAGGGGAACGGCTTCGACCAGGTGGAGTTCGGCTGGGAGGAGGACAGCGCCATCGACCCCGCAGTGCAGGCCAAGGTCGACGACCTGGACGTGCGCAACGGCATCCGGCTCCGGAGCGAGATCCGGGAATCCCGGGGCCTGGAGGACGACGGCACGCCGGATTTCATCATGACCACCCAGGGCCCGGTGCTGGTGAGCGAGATTGGTAAGGAGCCGGAGCCGGCACCTGAGCCGGATGGCCAAAAAAAGCCCGATGGAGGGAAAGGGGGAGGTGAAGGGCCAGACACCCCCGGGGCGGCGGAGGGGAGCTCTTCGCCAGGGTCGTCCGCCGAGACGCCGCCCCAAAAACTGGCCAAGCAAAGCGTAGGGCGGGAAAGCGCAGCGCATCCCGCCTTTAACAAGGCCGTTAAAAAAAAAAGGAAAACCGTGATCAAGCCCATTGACCGCGAGCGGCCGGAGATCGTCGAGATCCGGGACGCCCTCAAAAAGCTGATGGCCAAGGCCCTGAAGGCCGACGCCCAGAGCGCCGCGGCGCAGCTCGGGAAGGGGCTGGGGCTCAAAAAGGCTGTAGGGGCGGCTGTAGGGGCGGCTTCCAGCCGCCCGGGGCGGGTAGAACCCGCCCCTACAGGCCCGGGGGCGGGTAGAAGCCGCCCCTACGCCAAGGCCGCGGATGATGAGGCAAAAATTAACAAGCTCCTGGCCGAAATGGAGCTGACCGGCATCGAGGCCACCCGGGAGCAAGTGGCGGCCCTCCTGGCCAAGGCGGCCCAGCAGGGCGGCTATGCCGCCTTCGTGCAGATTGATTACGAGGCCCCGGCCGGGATCACCGACCTGGTCAACACCCAGGCGGTGACCTGGGCCCAGGAGCACGCCGCGGACCTGATCACCAAGCTGGAGGACGACACCCGGGACATGATCCGGTCAGCCGTGGTCCAGGCGCAGGAAGAGGGTTGGAGCACCAAAAAGCTAGCCGACGCCCTCCAGGAAAACCACGGCTTTTCCGACGCCCGGGCCGAGATGATCGCCCGCACCGAGACCATCCGGGCCGATTGCCAGGGCAACCTGGCGGCCTATAAAAACTCGGCCCTGGTGAGCGGGAAGTCGTGGCTCCTCGGATCGGAACACCCGGCCGATGATGAGTGCGACGACAACGCCGCCGAAGGCGTTATTCCCCTGGATCAGGATTTTTCCTCGGGCGACGAGGCGCCCCCGGCGCACCCTAATTGCACGTGCGATTTTTTGCCCGAGGGGATTGAAGGAGTAGATTAATCGTAGGGGCGGCAGCTACAAAAAAGCCGCCCGGGGCGGGTAGAACCCGCCCCTACAAGGAATCCGTGATGAATAAAGAATATCCAAGCCCTGAGCCGGGACCCACCCCGCCCCCTGCGGACCTCAAAATCGAGGCGGTGGTCACCTGCGTCCATTACGGCGATTACCTGGCCTGGACGCTGCCGGCCAATAAGCAGCAATTCAACCGCATGGTGGTGATCACGCGGCCCGACGATAAGCTTACGCAACTCATCTGCGCCTATTACCATGTGGAATGCTATCCCACCTACGATTGGCACCGCAATGACGACGCCTTCAACAAGGCCAAGGGCATCAATTACGGCCTGTCGCTTTTACAAAAAGACGGCTGGGTGGCGCACCTGGACGCCGATATCTACCTGCCGCCCCGGACCCGGAGCATCTTGCAGCGCATTTCCCTAAACCCGGCGTGCCTTTACGGCATCGACCGCATGGAGTGCAAAAGTTTTACCGATTGGATCAAGTTTCTGGGCGCGCCGCCGCTCCAGCACGAATGGGAGATCTTCGTCCATCCCCGGCCCTTTCCCCTGGCAGTCCGCATTGCCAAACTGGACTGGGACGGCTACGTGCCCATCGGCTATTTTCAATTATGGAATCCCAGGGGCTCGGGGGTGGCTCATTATCCCGAGTACCATACCACCGCGGCCCGGAGCGATATGCTGTTTGCCTATCAGTGGCCCAGGAATAAACGCCACCTGATTCCGGAAATCATCGCCATCCATCTCGAAAGCGAGTGCGTGGAAATGGGGGCCAACTGGGAGGGCAGGCAGACAAAGCCCTTCGGACTGTAGGGGCGGGTTTTACCCGCCCTGGGCGGCTTTTTCGTAGCTGCCGCCCCTACCATCAAAATCAAAGGAGAAAACCCATGAAAAGATTAGTCTCGTTAGCTCTCTGTTTAGCCT